GCCTCGCTGGCCCAACTGGCCAGCCTAACCGCCACCCAGACCCAGCAGCGGGTCGAGGCGGCGGTCCGTAGGGTAGTCTCCAAGGCCTTGGCGGTCTTGCTGGCCGCCGCGTAACGCGATGCACCACGACCCCTCCTCGGACACGGACGTCCACGCACGGAGGCTTTGGGGTTTGTGGGCGGGGCAGGTTCCCTACTGGGGGCCTGTCCCTTTCAGAGGCTCGTACCCCGTACCCCCGTTCGAAAGGACACGTTATGGCAAATGGTAATATCGCGACCCCGGAGATGATCCAGCAGCAAGTCCGCACCCGGCGGATGACCGTGCTCGGCGTCCGCACCACCCCGACCCGGCTTGTCCGGTTCCTTGGTACGGAACAAGAGGTCCGCATCCGGCCCGAGGACTTCGACCCACTGGTCCACGAAGAGGCTATCGAGTCCCCCGCACCCAAACGCCCCCGCACCCAAACGCCACCCTCGGCGACGACGCGGGCTGAGCAGTTGGAAGAGCTGACCGTGGGGGACCTCAAGAAGCTGGAGCAGTGGAAGGCAGTGGAAGGCCGCAGCAACCTCAGCACCAAGGAAGAGATCATTGTGGCGCTGCTGGCCGTTTGGTAAATGACCCGTCGTCCCCCGAGCCCCGTTCTCATGAGGTAGGTACATGGCCCTGATCACCACCCCCAAGTCCGCCACCGCCGACAGCTACGTCTCCGTGACGGACGCCAACACCTACCTCACGACGAACCGGCTCTACACGACCGAATGGGATGAGGCGGCGGTGGGATCGCAGGAGGCGGCGCTGCGGTGGGCCACCAACCTCCTTGACCTCCACATTGACTGGATTGGCGCTCGCCGTACCCTTACCCAGCGGCTGCGGTGGCCCCGCGCGGGCGTTGTGGATCAGGACGGGGACAACGTCGATTACGACACCATCCCCGAGTTCCTTGAACGGGCTACGGCGGAGCTGGCCCTCGCCCTGTTACAACGCAACCGCACCAAGGAACCTGAGTTGCTGGGGCAGGGGCTCAAGCGGGTCCGGGTGGATGTGATTAGCATTGAAGTAGACGCGCAGGCCCGTATCGAACTTATCCCCGCCGACGTGCTGGCCATGCTGGCACCCTACGGGGAACTCAACAGCGGCAGCGAGCTAACCGGCAGCCGGACCGTCCGGCTTGTGAGGGTGTAGGACATGGGATTCTTAGACGGCATTGCGAGGTCGGTGGTCCAGACGGCAAACAACGTCGTCGGCATTGACGTGCAGCTGGTCCGCACCGCCGCTACCTACGACCCGTTCACCGGGGCCGGGGCGTTTAATGGTGTCCTGACCGCCAGCATGACCGCTCCCGTGGGGGGCGACCAGTTGTGGGACTACACCAACACCATTACGGTCGACATCTCGGCCGGCTCGGTAAGCACCGACACCGAGCAGAATGTCCTTAGTGGGACCAACCGCCTGACCGTGGGGTCGGAGCTGATCGGGTATGTGACCGCCACGCTTGTTAGCGGGACCGTGTACCGCCTCAGCCAGCTCCTCCGGGGACTGGGCAGCACCGCCACCGCGGTCCATGATATTGGTGCCGTGGTGACCGCACCGGACACGGAGACCACCTACACGTTCAGGTCTACCCCACCCAGCGAGTTCTCCCAGCGCGACATCGACGGGTCCCAGATCAAGGCCGGGGATATGAAGGTACTCCTGACGGCCCTCGGCGCGTCGGTGGTGCCCGAGCCCACCTCCGACGGGATTGTGTTGGACGGCGAGAGGTACACTATCGTCCGCGCTAAGAAAATCCGGGGCGGCGACCTTGACGCCGCCTACAGCCTCCAGCTGAGGAGGGTGTGATGGCCGTTAAGTCCAATCAGATGTTTCTACAGGACATCACCAAGTTCGTCGAGGTTACCAAACTCTCCGCGGACCTTGTGCTTCGTAAGGTGTCGCTGGATATGTTTGCGGGGTGCCTGATGAGGAGCCCTGTCGACACGGGAAGATTCCGCGGCAACTGGCGCATCGGAGTCACCAACCCGGATCTCCGCACAACGGCGGAAAGCCCCTTCGACTCGCCACCTGAGCCGCAGAGTGCGCCGACTGGCAAAGAGGCCACCGACGGGGAACTCCTTATTCTCCAAGCCCATTTTGGCGACACCATCCTGATCACCAATAACCTGCCCTATGCCAAACGGCTAGAGGACGGGTACTCGAAACAGGCGCCGGGACCGGGAGCGGTCATGCTGGCGAGCTTCGAGCAGGTCCGGAATGAACTGGCCGAGACCCTCCGTACCATCCAAGGGGAAGCCAAGACCGGGAGCTTTACCCCGGCCAAGATTTAACGATGCAAGACCAAACCGCCATCCTGATTGCCGCGCGTGAGCCCCTCCGGACCGCCACGGGCCTGCCACCCCTGTCGCAGTGGGCGTGGAAGAACCGGCGGTTCACCCCACCGGCCGACGGCTCGCCGTGGGCTGAGGAGCGGGTGACCGTGATCAGTGACCGCCGTTCTGCCGCCGGCCTCCTGGAGTGGACCGGGATAATCGAGTACCGTGTTTATGTGAGGCGCGGGTCGGGCACCGAAGAGGTGACCGCTATGGCCAGACGGATCGGTGATCTGTACCCCGCCGGCAGCAACGTGACCAAGGGCGGGGTGACCGCGCACATTTACAGGTCAGAGGCACTTGCGGGGCAAGACCTAGACGAAACGTGGCACTTCGTGCCGGTGAGGCTCTTTGTAAGGAGCTTCGCGTCAACTACTTACTAACCGCAAGGAGCCAATCATGCCTACCGTAGCCTCCGGCGTACGCGCCAACCTCCGTTACATCGTCGAGACCACTCAAGGGGTTACCCCCACCACACCGACGCTCAAGAAGTTCCGGGCCACGGGCCGGAACCTGAACCTCGAGAAGAACCTGCTGGAGTCGGCGGTCGTGGAGACCCACCGGATGCAGCGGGACGTCCGCCACGGGTTTAACCGTGTTGTCGGGGCGCCCGGATACGAATTGAGCATGGAAAACCAAGACGACTTCATTGAGGCCGCGCTTGGCGGGACGTGGGCGGCGGTCACCACGGCGGGGTCACCGGACTTGGCCGTGACGGCCAGTGGCACCATCCTCACCCGCGCCACCGGCAACTTCGTTACCGACGGGTACCGGGCCGGCGACTACGTCACGACGGCGAGCTTTTCGGACACGGGTAATAATGGAACATTCCTTGTGACGGCCGTCACCACCACTACCCTCATCCTTGGTACCGCGACAACACTGGTAGACGAGGCCAGTGACACCGGCCCGACCGTGGTGCTGGCGGGCAAGCGGGTGGGGGTGGGTAACACCCTACGCACGTTTGCGGTGGAGCGGGCGTTCGAGGACATCACCCAGTTCCAGCTCTTCAACGGGGTATCCGTCAACTCGTGGGCGTTGCGTGTCCAGCCGGAGCAGATTGTGGGGGGCACGTTCGATATGATGGGTATGTCCGCCCAACCCCTCTCCGGCTCCACCGCCTCCACCGGGGGTACCCCCACCGAGCCGGCGGACCGAGATCCATTCGACGCATTTAGCGGGGCGGTCTACGAGGGTGGGGCGGCGCTGGCGTTGGTTACCGGGGTGGACTTTACGCTTACCAATAACAACCGGCGCGAGGCGATTGTGGGGCAGGCGACCAGCCCGTGCGTATTCCACGGCCGGGCTGGCCTGTCCGGCACCGCCACGGTGTTCTTCCAGGACGCCGTCATGTTCAACAAGTTTAAGAACGAAACCGAGTCCAGCCTTTGGTTCAAGTTGGACGACCCCAACGGGGTGGACTTCTTGTCGGTGGTAATGCCCCGCGTGAAGTACAACGCGGGCGGGATTGATCCGCCGGCGGATGGCCCGTGCCTTATCACCATGCCGTTCGTTTCGTTGTACGACGACACCACCGCAACGTGCCTGTCCATCCAACGGTCCACCTCGTAGCAGTAGTTTCTCCTCCGCATCCGAGCTCCCTCCCGGGTCTCGGGTGTTTTTGCCCCCTAACCCCACCCCGTACGGAGACTCAGTATGGAACTCAAGAAAGCATTCGACACGGTCACCCTCGCCAACCAAGGTGTGCCTATGACCCTCCACGACCTGACGGGCGAGCCGTGCCTAGACGACGACGGTAACCCTATCACCATCACGTTGATGGGTGAGGACAGCGACAAGTACAACAAACTCGCCGCCAAGACCGCTGATGAGCGGACCAACCGCGGCCTCGTTGGCGGGCGGATCAAGCTGAAGACCAACGACCTGATCGAGGAAGAGCGTAAGCTCGTGGCCCGGTGTACCGTCAGCTGGAGCGGGATTTACGAGGATGGGCAGCCGCTGGAATGCACGGCCGAGATTGCCGACCGCGTGTACCGCGAGTACCCCGAGATCTACCGGCAGTGCCGGCAGTTCATGGGCCGGCGGGCAAACTACTTGGGAAACTGATCACGGCCTTGCTGGAGTACGCGGAGGTCTACTTCAAGGCCAAGACCTCGCAGTCGGGCGGATCGACGGAAGAGGCCCACATGCGCCTCGTGGCCCAGCAAACCGGGCAGGACTTGGAAGACCTGTTGCCCGGATTGGAAGATTTGCCGGACGAGATGAGTTGGGTGTGGCGGGTCTTCCTAGAACTGGCCTCGGCCAGACGGTACGGCGGGGCCGGACCACAACCCATCGGGTACGAGGCGATTGGCGCCTTCGCCCGGCTGATGCGGGTCAAGGTCCGGCCGTGGCAAGTAGAGGCCCTGCGTCGGCTAGATAACAAGTGGTTGGAGGTTTATTACGATGCCCGATCTCGCCGAACTAACAATCCAAGTAAAGAGTGACGCGGTCACGAAGAGTACCGACGCCCTGAACCGGCTCCAGAAGACCGGCGAGCAGGTCGTGGGCACCATGGATAAGCTAGACGACCGGACGGTTGATCTAGACAAGGACACCGATAAGCTTAACCGCACCACCGGGGACTCCGCCCAGAAGTTCAGCGCCCTCCAGACGAGGGTCATTGCCCTTGTGTCTGCCTACGCCTCACTCCGCACGGCCCTGCGGGCCGTGGACCAGATCAGGGCGTTCGAGGCCGGCCTCGTGGGGGTGGCTAAGACCGCCGACCTTGCTGGGGCAGAGCTTGACGAGATGGCGGCACGCATCACGGCCCTGTCACTGACCAGCCCGGCCTCGACGGACCGCCTACTTGAGATCGCGCAAGCGGCCGGCCAGTTGGGGGTCACGGGGGTGGACGACCTCACCAAGTTCACCGAGGTGATGGCCAAGCTGGAAAGCGCCACCGACCTTGCCGGCGCGGAGGGGGCCACCACCCTAGCCCGGCTATTGACGGTCACGGGCGAGGCGGCCAGTCAGGTAGACGTGCTGGGCACGGTGCTGGTCGCGTTGGGTAACACCTCGGCGGCGACCGAGGCCGAGATCGCCAACCTCGCCCTACAGGTGGGGCAAGCCACCTCAATCTTCGATATCGGGTCAACCAACGCCGCGGCCCTAGGCGCCGTCTACGCCTCGCTGGGTGTACGGGCCGAACTGGCCGGGTCCAGCACTGGCCGCGCGTTTAGGGCCATTGACGCGGCCCTACGGGGCGGCGGGGACAGTTTGTCGGAACTGGAACGGCTTACCCAGAAGACCGGGGAGGAACTGGAGCGGGTATTCGCCGAGGACGCTACCGCTGCGTTCCAGTTATTCATCCAAGGACTGGGGCAGGCCATCAGCAGGGGCGAGTCCGCCGCAGACGTGCTGTCCCGGTTGGGTCTGAGTGGCGAAGAGGTGCTTAAGACCCTCCCCACCTTGGCCGTCAACTACCAACTGGTCGCCGAGAAACTGAAGTTCGCCAGCGAGGAGGCCGTCACCCAACAGGCCCTCAACCAAGAAACCGCTCGTGCCAACGACACACTCGACTCGTCCATCAAGCGGCTGACCAATACCCTCGGCGCCGCCATCACCCAGTACCGGGGCACCTCGGGGGCCATGGCGGACACCACCGACTTCGCGGCCGAGTTGGTAATCGCGTTGGCGGGCATTGAAGCCGGGCAGGGGCAGGTCGGTCGGGGGGCGGAGATCACGGCGGCATCCGTGCGGGGGCTTGCGACGGTGCTAGCGGCGGTAGCGGCGGTCAAGCTGGCGACCTACCTCAACTCAATCGACGTCGGGCTTGGTGGAGTCCGCTCTGCCACCACACGCCTCTTCGCCGTCATCCGGACGAACCCCGTTGGAGCACTGGTTGTAACCCTGTCGGCGTTGGCGGCGGTCCTCGGTGTGGTGGCCGCGGCGACCAAGGACAGTACCGTGGCCTCCGAGCGGTACGTTGACGGGCTGGACCTAATGACCGGGTCCGTCGAGCGGCTGGCCCGTAGTAACGCGCTACTGAACCGGTCACTTGAGCAAGGCAACCTAAAAGATAGAATCCAGGCCCTCAGCCAGTTTAAGTCAGAGTTGGACGCGATTAACATTGACGCCCGCGCGGGTACCGGGATACTTAACCAGACCGATCAAGCCCGGCTGAGGCGGACGGCCGAGGCGGACCCAAACAGCGGGCGGCTTGAGCGGGAACGGGTGCTGGTCGAGGTCCAGCGGATCGCAGACCTCCGTAACCGGATTGTCCAACAGTTGGTCAGTCTGGGGGATACGGCGTTACTAGAAGACGATCCGGCCATTGGACAGGCCTACGACACGATTGGCCGGGCACTCCGTGACGTGGACCAAGTCCAGAACCGCAACAACGATACCCTCCAGGAAGCCCGCGGGGCTCTTGTGGTGCTGACGGACCGGGTCAAGGGGTACACGGCAGAGACCATTAACCTGACGGAGCAGCAGCGGGCGATGCTGGATGAGGTTGAGCGGACGGGTCAGGTGGCGCCCGAGGCGGCAAAGAGCTTGGGGCAGCTCGCCACCCTGATGTCCCAACTCAGCCTCCAAACCGAACGGGCCGGCCTCAGCGACACCGCTAGACAGATTGCGGGGACACAAGACGAGATCGCCCGGATGGGTCAGGCGGCCGGGCTGACGGCCCGCGAGATCGGGGAACTGCAAGCGGACGCCAGCCGCCTCATCACCGCGATGCGGGGGCTAGAGCAGGCCCAACAGGACGCCGCCGACTCCGCGCAGGAACTGGCCGAGGCCGAAGAGGCGGCGGCCACCGCCACCGACTCGGTGCTGGACCGGGTACAGCGGCTACAAGAAGAGCGGGCAATACTCCAGCTTGGCAACGACGAACGGGCCATCCGGCTGGAGCTGCTCCAAACCGAGCGCGCCCTGACCGCCGCGGGGGTGCGGGACCAACAAGAGCTGCTGACACTGCTGGAAAACGAGCTTAGACTGACCGCGGAGGCCAACGCCCAAGCCGGCGCCCGCCCGGCCCGGCAGCAGGCCGGGGGACTGCGGGTTACCCAACGGCTAGACAACCTCCGGTTTGAACGGACCCTCATCGGTACCCCAGATGGGCAGGCGGGGGTGGAAAGAGAGCTGCGGAACACCGACCAACAGCTGCGGGACGAGGGGGTGGGGACGTTTGGCCGGGCGGGGATGCTGTCCGTGCTGCGGCAAGAACTAGAACTCACCAACGAACTCACCGAGGCCGAGGAAGCACGGATGGAGCGTCAGGGTGAAATGGAGAACGCCGCGGCCCGTCTTGGTGACGCCTTTACCAACACATTCGCCGACGCCCTGCTGGGGGTGAATAGTTTGTCTGAGGGGTTGGTAGAATTAGGCCGCGAAATCGCCCGCATGATCCTCCAGCAGTTGGTCCTTAAACAAGTCAGCGGGGCCATCTCCACGGGCCTAACGAACAGCTCCGCCTTTGCCGGGATGTTTGGGGCCACCGCCAACGCGGACGGCAACGCCTTTGACCAGCGGGGGATCACCGCCTTCGCCTCCGGGGGTGTGGTGGACAGCCCCACCCTGTTCGGTTTCGGGGGCGGGCGACTCGGTGTAATGGGTGAGGCCGGTCCGGAGGCGGTCATGCCCCTCAAGCGCGACCCCTCAACCGGTAAGCTGGGGGTGGCGGGGGGTGGCGGGGGCAGTTCCGTTACAGTAAACATGACCGTCAAAACAAATGATGCCGGGTCGTTCAAGAAGAACAGCCGGCAGATCCACGAAGACCTGACTCGGGCCGCCACCCGGATCTCCCGCAGAGGGTAAGCAAATGAGTTTCGATGAAGTCCAATTCCCAACCGACATCAGCCTCGGCTCCCGCGGCGGGCCGGGGCATAACACCCTCATCAACGAGACGGCCGGTGGTCAGGAAGAGCGGTTGGTGCGGTGGCCCAGTGCCCGCCGGCGGTGGGACGTTGGGTTCGGTGTCCGCAAACTCGCCGACCACACCTCCCTCCTAACCTTCTACCTCGCCCGGCAGGGGGCCAAGCGGGGGTTCCGGTTCCGGGACCCGTTCGACTACAACAGCAGCCCCACCCCGTTCCGCCAAGGCGCCGAGGGGGTAGCAAACCAACAAATCGGGATCGGCAACGGCACCACCACCACCTTCCAGCTCATCAAGCAGTACGCCAGCGGGAGCAACACCACCACCCGGAACATCACCAAGCCGGTTGCCGGGACGGTCCTGCTGGCCGTCAACGGGGTGGACAAGACCGAGGGGGCCGACTACAGCGTGAACACCACCACGGGGATCGTCACCCTGGGTACGGCGCCACCAAGCACCCACATCGTTTCGGCCGGGTTTGAGTTCGACACCCCGGCACGGTTTGGTGAAGGGGCGGACGAGTCCCTGTCGGTCAGTTACGACGACTTCGAGTCGGGTAGCTCCAATATCCCGGTCGTTGAGCTGCTGGAAGCCACGGGGATAAATGACCTTGTCAACTGGGGTGGGGCGGTGGACGTATCGTTCGGCGTGGATTACACGGTGGCGGTTAATCTTGCACGGGTCTACGCCTTCGCCGCCACAACAACCGGTTTATCAGTAGTCCTCCCGACCCCTACCGCCCTGCCCGCCGGCGGACCCTACTTCACCCTCATTAACGACGGGGCCAACGCCTTCGCCGTAGAAGACCACGCCGCAAGCACCCTCGTGGCTTCCGTGGCGGCCGGGGCCGCGGTACAGGTGTGGCTGGCCGTGGACAGTGGTGGTACTAAAATCTGGATTGTGTTCTAATGATTACCATGATGGAACATTACGGCGGGGGGCTGGGGTTTGCGGCGGACTTTGATATGTCCCCGACGCGGGCCCGTGTCTACTACGCCACCGGCACCGCCACCACCGCCACCCTCGCCAGCCCCTCCCCCGGTAGCCGCCCCGCGCCCTACGGGGCGCAGATGCTTCTCGTCAACGCCACCGCCGGGACAATCAGCGTAGAGGACTCCTCGGCGTTCGAGTGGGGTACGGTGGCGGCGGGCGAAGTGGCCCTCATTACGCAGTTGCCGGGGTTGGTGGCCCCAGCGGGGAACTGGTCCGTCCTCCCCTACACCCGGAACACGGCACGCAGCAGGGGCGAAACCACAAGGCCGGACACGCTGCTGAACACACTGGCGGCCAACGCGAGGGCTGGGGTGGCGGAGCCGCCTTGTTCGGTGTGGGCGCTGACGACCTGCAACGCCGAAGAAGAGGATATCATTTACACCCGGCAAGACCTGTCTGATTATGTGGGGCGGTTCTTAAACTTCGGATTCGAATCCAGCGGCCTCTACCGTGTTGTCGGTGTAGCCACATCCATCACCAAGCCGGTGGACACCCGTGACCTTATTGGCAGCATCGCCGCCAACCTGAACGCCTGCCCCGAGTATGACATCATTTTGTTGGCCCAGTTTACAGGAGATGACGTCCGATCCATCGACAGCGACGACGGGTCATTGCTCACGGGCAGTTTTGACATGGACGTAAACACAAACGAAAACTTCTCCTCCTACGCCCGCACGGCCCGGTACACCGCCCACATCTTTAGCGCAACACTGCTTAAGATTTTGGACACGGTCGAGGGGACGATCGCCACGGTGACCCTCAGTGGGACCGA